GACGTTGCGGGCATTTGTATCAAAACCATTCTTTTGAAGGTGCTTCGCGTTGTCCGCAATAATCATTGGGCCAAATTGGAGGTTAAGCTTTCGACCTTCGGGTGTGGTGCGAAGAGCCTTAATCCCCGCATCGCCCAATTCACGGGCCTGCTGCGGAAATGCCTTTTTAAAATAACTGACGTATGTGTCCCTAACAATTCCATACCTACCAAGCGCTGAAGACGTCTTGGCTTGGCCATCTCCTTCAGCCGCAAAGATAAGTTTGCCAATTGCGGATAGGTCTTTAGGCAAAGATGCTGGTACTGGCATCAAACCGGCTGGCTTAGCAAATTCTTTTGGTTCTGTGGTTTTGGGCAGAACAATCGCATCATCCTTAGCTGCGCCAGCAAGGCCAACAGGCTTTGCCATTGTAAATGGCGACTCCTGTGGTGCTTCTTCGACCATTTTCGCTGGCATCTCTTCGCCGCTCATCAAGTCAATGTTCTTATTGCCAGATGCGGAGGATTTAAACAGATTGTGGATAAACTTGTTGTCGCCGCTATAGAGCCCCGTTGGCTCATACGAAGGGACATCATCCATCTCTTCTTCAGGCATGCCGCCTGCTGCGAAGTGCCCACGCTTGGATGCCGATGCCGTTGCCTTTTTGTAGTCCACGGTCTTGTACTTACCGGCCAAGCCAACAGCATGTGGTTTGTGGCCTTCAACCTCTTGGGCAATCAGACCAATCTGAGTGCGCGGATCGCCCTTATAGTTGTAGCTGTGGACGATCTGGCCATCGAACAACTTGCCGATAGGCTTGATGTTTTCCTTGATGCGCTTGTCGGAGAACATGGCGGCTACCTTAGCCACGGTTCCTGCAATTTGGGCAATCTTGCCGACCTTGCTGAGTCCGCTTTCAGGCTTTTCAAGCGAAGCCGCAGTCATTGGCTGACGCGAATCGTCCAAGTCATCGCCTTCGGGGATGTCCAGACCCTGACCACCATAAGGCGTACCGCCGGTTGAGAAGAGACCGATCTTTTGCCCAAATTTGCCCAATTTCATTCCGGTATCGGCCACATTGGCTACCTTGCTAAGCTTGTCGAGACCGCTTTGCTGACCCGGAAGATTGCCAGCCGTCATGGGGCCGTTTGAGCCGCCAGCAACGACATCCGTTGGGATGTCTAATCCCTGACCGCCATAAGGGATGCTGCCGCCCATGGCGCGTGGCTTCTTCCTGCCTTCAATAAATTCCTCAGCCGTCGGTACGGATGTGTCAACTTGCCTCGGCGTCGCAGCGGGGGTCGCCGCAGGTGCAGGGGCACCAGCAGTGGGAACTGGAGTTTTGCCAGACTTCTTGGCTTCTTCGCCACCCCAATCCCAAGCACCAACTTCGCCGCCAAGTTCACCAACGGTCTTGCCAAGGTTGGCAATCGTTGCAGCCTTTTCAGCGCCCGTAGCTTGTTGCGGCAACGCAGCAGGCGTCATTAACTGGCTTGGAGTGAAGCTTGACTGCGGCACAAGGCCACCGCCAGCATTTGGACCGCCAGCGTATATGTTGCCCTTGGTAAGCGGGGCGTACATAGCCTGCTGCGCCTCAAGCATTTGCTGCATTACGGCTGGATCGTACCCAGCAAGACCGCCGTTGGAGAAGCCCTGACCTGCGTTATATGGCATTACGCTGCCACCAGCGCTTGCAAGGCCACCAGAAGCCATATGGCCACGGTCAGCGGCATCTTCAGTCGCCTTGTCGTAATTGACGGTCTTGTAGCCACCAGCAAGGCCAACGGCCTCCGGATGATGCTTCTGGACCTCTTGCGCGATCAGACCGATCTGGGTGCGCGGGTCACCCTTATAGTTGTAGCTGTGGATCGTCTGACCATCGAAGGTCTTACCAACGGCCTTGATGTTTTCCTTCAGACGTTCGTCGGAGAAGAAGCCACCGGGCTGTGTGGTTGTGGTTGTGGAGCCTTGCGCCGTACCTGTTCCAAGGGCAATGTTGCTTGCCAATTGAAGCTGCTGGTATGGCAGCGATTGAGCCTGAAGGAATTCATTGTACAGAGCAGTGTTTTGAGCCTGCTGCGTAGCCTGCTCCGCTTGACCTGCCGCCATTTGGGCAGCAGAGCCTTGCAGGGCCGCAGTTTGAGAGCCTGTACCAAGGGCAGCAAGCTGGGCGGCTGTGTTGGCTCCTGCGTTGTAAAGCCCGGTGCCCAATGCCGCTGATGTTCCCGCCGCTGTGTTCCCTTGGTTAAACAGTTGCTGGCCAAGAGCAGCCTGCTGTTGGGCTGCTGTAGCGCTTTGTGCAAACTGTTGCTGACCCAAAGCGGCCTGCTGCTGGGCTGCGGTAGCGTTTTGTGCAAACTGCTGCTGACCCAAAGCGGCCTGCTGCCCCGCCGTTGTGGCACCCTGATTGAAGAGTGTATTGCCCACAGCAGATTGCTGCTGGGCGGTGTTCGTGCCTTGGCCGTAAACCTGCTGCCCAAGGGCGGCAGCGTTTTGGCCAGTGGTGTTGTTCATGTTAAAGAGTTGCTGTCCAAGAGCGCCCTGCTGCTGTGCGGCAGCAAGCCCTTGTCCGAAGCCCTGCTGACCGATGGCAAGCGCCTGCTGCGCAGCCTGCTGTTGCGCAGCACGGTTGGCTTGAGAAGCACCAAGGTTAAGCTGCTGCTGCTGCTGGGCTGTATTGAGCGCCTGCCCATAGCCCTGATTAAGAAGGCCAGAAAAGATTTGAGCGTTAGCTAAATTCTGCTGTTGATTAAGGTTCGCCGCAGCAATCCCTGAACGGTCACCGCCAAAAGCGCCAGAGCGGATGGCATTGCCCATCTGCCCAGCCTGCTGTTGCTGGTTCTGCTGATTAAGAAGACCAGCGGTGCCCTGCAAAACGGTGCCGAGGAACGGCGACATGTACCTGTTGATCTCATCAGCGCCCAATTCAGTCGGGTTTACCGCCTGAGCGCCGCTGGTCATGTAATTAGTGGCCACGCCCTGATACGGCTGCGCGCCAGCAAGAGCCTGTTGGGTTCCGGCCAAGGACTGTCCTGTTATATCACTACCCTGTGCCAATCCCTGTTGGTATAGACCACCAGCGACTTGGTTATAAGGCTGTGCTGACGCATAAGCTGCACCTAAGCCACTGAGTGCGTTTTGCTGTATTCCAGCACCATGATTGTACGCCGCATTAATTGTATTTGAGGACTGCCCAGCGTACTGGTTCCCGACGTTCAGGGCATTATTTAAGCTACCAGATGACTGTGTTGCGTACTGGTTTCCAGCGTTCAGAGCATTATTCAAACTAGCGGTTGACTGGTTTGCATACTGGTTACCAGCAGTTACGCCTTGGTTCAGTTGGCTGGTGGCATTTTGATAGTAAGGGGTTAACCCCTGCTGGGCGCTATTAAGCTGGTTTGTTGCATTGCCGTAATATGATTGGGCCATACCAGCAGCGGCATTGGTGTTAGCAATACCTGCCTGTTGCGTAGCCGTCAGCGGAGCGACAAACTGCCCTTGGTAATACTGAAAGGGCCGAGTGGTGACCGTATCAGCACGGGCGTTGATCGCATTATACCTAGCCAACACCTCTGGTGGGATAGTGATCTGCTGTGTTGACCTACTGGTTTTACCGCCCATTTAATGCTCCGTTCTGGAGTGATCTCCAGTTTTCGCGCCGTATAGGAAAAAAGCACCGCTTGGCTTTCCAAACTGGCGCTCATACATCCGTACCTTAGCTTCCGTCCTGTTATTGGACAATACACCAATTATCAGAGGAATTCCAAGGGTATCGGATACTTTCTTGCTAAATTCACACAAACGCCTTGCGCGACCGCCTTTTGCGCTGCGGAATTCGGGGTGAATAAAGATGGCTTTTTCCTCAACGACGGGCGCTTCAGAGTACCACATTGTGCCGATTCTCAGGACCACAATGCCTTCAATTCCACCATCTTTGGGGCCAATAAGGCCGACAATCCCGTGATCTTGGCACAGGGCTGGATATATTTCTTGGACTAATTTTGCGGGACTGGCCTCAAGGAAACCGTTTTCTTCAGTTGCCTGCATGGCAACAACCATAATTTCATCAAGATCCTCAGGTGTGCCAACGCGAATATAAAGGTCATTTGGATTGGTTTTATCTGTCATAATCAATCTTTCTTAGGTCCGGGTAGATTCTTTAATGTATTAACAGTCTCAGCGCGCATGCGCTTAACGAATTCATCCAATACCCTGTGGCCCGTGTCAAGGTCACCGCCACCAGCCTGCATTACCTGCTCAGGCGTAACGACATATTCTCCACCAGCCGCGATAATCGGTACCGTCGCAACGCCACCTTCGGCTTTACCGGGCAAAGGCTCACCATAAGGGCCACCCTCGACGCCATATGGCTCTTCCTGACCGGTGTACGGTACGCCGCCAAAGATGGTCCGCATGTGCTTAAATCCGGCCATGGTGTTGCCCTCACCCATGGCGCTGATGATGTCGGCGGGGATGACATAAGACCCGGATGCCACATGCATTGGCAAGTGGTCCGTGCGGCCAGCTACAGCGCTGTGGATCGGGCCACTGTGTACCTTGGTGCCGACCTGACCGCCTGTGGCGCGGGCTGTGCGCGCAGACTGCTTGAATGCCTCTGCTGTAGGCGCGCCTTCGCTCCCAACCTTGCGCATGCGCTCCTTTGAGCCATGCTTGATCCGCTCACGCTTGGCGTGAATATTGGCATACAGGCCACCGCCATAGCGTTTTACCGCCCGCAAGCCACCCATGGGCTCAAAGCCTTCATGCATGTCTGGCGTTCCCAGAACCTGCGATGTTTCACGGCCTTCTCTGTCGCGCTCGACCGTATACCCATATCTTTCGCCCGGCTTTTTAATATCAGCCCAGTGGCCCGTTACCGTAAATGGGGGTAGGCCGTTCTTCCGGCTGTGCGGAGTTGTAAAGCGCGTCCCAACATCAAATGGTAGTTGGCCTGCATCGCGCAGGGAATTAACATTTCCCATATGTAAGCGCGCACGGTCGCCTACATTGCCCATAAGATCTTTGTGGAAATCGCGCATTTTGCCCGCTTCACGCACCTCAGATATATTTGAAGCGTCCATGCCAAGGCGTTTGGCCGTTTTGATGTCATCCTCATTCCGTCCACCAGACGCCCGCACCTTACGCGCCATTGACAGGGCCGCAGCGATGCTTTGATCGCGAGGATGGCCAGACTTAATCATTTCAGCGATATTTTTGCTGATGACCTTCTGCGATTTACCCTGTTTCAATGGCATAATGACCTCACGAATAGCTGACTGTGACAGCTTGACCTGTTCCGGGAACTACAAGAATGCCATAAACCACCGGAAGATTTACGAACACAACACCAACCGTGTTTGGGATAACATAAATGGGGCGTGTCGTGGCACCGGCTGTGTCGGCATCATAAATAATGCCAGCACTTGAGCCTGCCGTTGTTACGGTGACCATCGCCAGCCGCCCGGCGGCGTTATTCACGACTGAAGCAGCAGTAATGTTTTGCTGAACTCTTGCACCCTGCACAGCCACATATGTCTGAGCCACGCCGTTTATGGCTGTGGCAATATTTTTTGCGGTGGTGAGAATATCACTTAATGAAGCCATGGCTTAAAACTTCCCGTCCGGCTGGAGGCGATAGCGGATGTTTCCAATACGCCAAAATGAGTCAATGTCACTACTGCCAAGACCAATTGACATCAGCCTACCCCGGAAGCGCGGGGAGATAAATGTCGTGCTTTGCGTCAACGGATAAGGACCATATGCGATAGGTGTCTGGCCAGCATAGTCAGCCACATAGAATGTGAGGTTGACCGTGGCATTTTGGGTGCCTCCGTAATATCCCCACTTCATGTCTGGCCAAACCTGATCGACAAAGATTTTTACATCCGCCTCCGACATCGCAAAATAACCGGTTTGGAAGTTGGAAATCATAGGCTGCCCGTCTGCATTCTCCGATGTCTCATGCTGGTAAATGTATTGGCTGCTTGGGTCGGCACCAATCGGAGGGCCAAGAACAGACTGGTCAACCCAAGCTGATCTGCCAAGCGTACCAAAATCCCAAACCCTCAGGAATACGTTGTACTTGGCGTATGCATTGACCTCACCGCCATTGCTCATGGTTGGATAATACCAAGTTATTTCACCAAAGCGTGAATTGACGGCAACCCGGATTTTATTCAAATTCCCTTGGTCGAGGTCTTGGAAAATAACGTCCCAAATTGGGCATGACACAGGTTGCACACCTTGGTCCGTCATCGAAAAGAACTGCGACGGCCCCATCCAGTAAACAGAACCATTGATGGACGCAGCGGCCTTCTGGGCGATCAAGCCGCAGCCTGAGCCGACTTCGTTGAACGAATAAACATAGGGCTGCCCAATATACTGCATCGACCACACGCCAATGTCAGTCCAGAGCAATGCCTGCTGCGCGGCTTGGATTGCGCCGACAATCCTTGAACCCTTAGGAATGCGATAGGAACCCGCCTGATTAATAACAGTGGCGGTCCAATCATTATAATTGCTGACATCGCACCAGCGAACAAGCAACGGGTCTTGAATACCGGTAAAGGTCGAGCCGTAGGCGATGATTTGGCGCTGAGGCATGGCCACAAACATGCCGCTATTGACGGGGGGTGCCTGCGGGATAATTACCGCCTGAGGAGCGGAGTCAGTTGGGTCCCATTCGTAAATAGGCTGGAATTGCGGAGACTGTTCGTAAGTTGGGCACGAAAGGAGAATTTCACCCCAGTTATCAAGCGTCCAATCATCTGCATTAATTGCGGTACCGGTGCCCGGAGCAACGGCGGTTCCCGTCCCGTACCCGCCGCCGCCGTAAGTTCCGACACCATAGCCGGTGCCGGAGGAAATAGCCCCAAAACCAAAGTTATAAATAAAATGGGCTTGGTTGCCATTTAAATAGCCGGTGGTGGTTGAGGTCGGAAGCGAAAGCGCATTAATTGTAAATTGGCTGCTACTGATGACAGATTGCACAACAAAGTCGCCATAGAATGTCGCGCCACCAACCGTAGTGGACATAAGAACGGGAAACGTATTTCCCGGAAGATAACCGTGATTCGCCAGCGTGACGGTGACGGATGCTGACCCCGAAACCACAGAGAAAAGAGGCAGTGTCGTTGTGGTTGAGGTTGAGGTGGCCGGAAGCGGCGACCCAAGGGTATCCAAAGCCTGAACCGAATATGTTGTCGCCCCAAGGTATCCGTCCGGATCGCACTGATAAAGGCCAAAAAGAACAAGTCCGCCGACAGAAATTTGCGTTGTAATATATACTGAGTTGTACTGGGTTATGCCCGGAGTGGTCGCATCTGTGATAATAACGTAGCTACTTCCGGATGTCGTGGAAGCTGCTGCTGTGACGTTATCTGCGGTTTGTCGCGGAGTAATGTCAGAAAGAACGCCATCTGTGATGACGCCAAGCTGAGCGGAGCCGGAGGTGCCAATTTCCTCAGTGCCAAAAGCAAGGTGCTTGGTCGCCAGTGTATCCTGCCAAGCCCACAAACAGCGGGTAATGGCTGGTGTGGTGTTGGGGTAATATTTAGTCCACCCGCCAAGCTTTTGGACCAAAGCGCCCTGTTGCTGATCAGGAATAAAGCGGACAAGCTGGCTTGTTGAAATACCCGCCTCATTCAAGGCCGGTGTTTCATTCTGATCAACGCCGGGGCGTAGCTTCAAACTGGCGTGAGGCATGAAGCGCTACCTTGTTGGAGTGGCCGCAACGGGAGGCGACATGGATGACCAAGCGGATGCGCTGAACTTTTTGCGCCCCTCTTCGACCGCAGCCCCCTTCAGCAGGTTCTGATACTGCAATTCATAAGTCGGCCCCATGGCAGGATCATTTGATGCCTGACCAAAGTTGCGCTGGAATTGGGAAATATAAATCAGCGATGCTTGGATCAAAAGGTCCGGGAAATATGTGCTGATAAATGTTGTGCCGGTGTTGGCCAGAAGTGTTGTCGCATTTTCGTATAGCGTCGGCAGGCGCACAGTGCCTGTGACCTCAACGCTGTAAGCCGCATCCGGATAAGGGCCGATTAAGATGTTATTGTCAGTCGTGCCGCCAGTAGCGAGATCACCGCCAAACATGGCGAAAAGCTTTGGTTGAGCCCTGTTGGCAACAGCGGAAGAACCGTACACGTTTTGCAGATATTCTTTTGTCGCCGGAAGAAGCGGATATGTGGTTTCCGACACGTTTATGGCGATTGTTTGGATGGTGACGAAATCATACGCCCCAATCTGCAATTTGTTATCGCCAATGGTCAGGGTGTAGGGTCGCGATGTTTGCGATGGAAGCAGGTCCAAATCGCGCTGAATGCGGAGTTCTGCATAATTGAGCATCTGCGGGATGGTGACATTAAACGCTTCATCCACCCCCTCAACGACGCCAGCGGTAGTCTGGACATTAACAACGGCCATGTTCGCGACTTGCGTTACATAGCCGTTGTAGGTGAGCGGTGTTGTCTGAGGTGTTGCTGGCATGGCATCCTGCTGCAATAAAAATGGTTGCCGCGTTCTACCAAATATAGAGTCAATGTTCTAGTGCTGATAACAAATCGGCATTTTCAGTCATAAGCCTTAGGTTTTCAAGCAGTCGCTCATCATTCGGGGCATGCTGAATGGCCAGTTCGCACTGCTCAATAGCGGAATTTTTTATGCCAAGATACCAAGCGGCAATGCTTGCATAGTCGTGCGGCTTTGCGCCCCACACCTCAGGGTCTACAGTGTAAACCCACTCACGCTGCTCAATAGCAAGCGCCGACATGGCTGCGCCGTAGCACTCTGGCCACTGGTGGCGCTGGTAGGCCAGTTTTGCCACCTCACACCACGGCTCTCGCGTTCCGGGGGCCTCAATGACAGCTTGTCGCGCAGCCGCCATAGCAGCATCCCAGTTTCCAAGCGCATCATAGCAACGTGAGATGACCCGATAAGCGTAGCATCTCTCATTTGGCCAGTTGGCCCCGGAAAGATTGAGATAGCGCTTGCATTCATCAATAGAGCGCTGCCACTGTCCATGAAAGGAGAGTTCACGAGCGTAATAAAAGGCGTTTCTTGGGTCATTTGGGTCTTCCTTGACCGACATTTCGAGGAGGGGCAGGTACTGGCCACGGCTTTTTGTATTGTCTGGCTTGTGGATTACCAGAAGCATATCGGTCTGGGCGTATTTCTCATCGATCAGATAAGGAACTGGATACTCATGGCATGGGTGAACCCAGCGATAGCCGTGACGTGCATGGATCTTTTCGTAAAAGAACGCAATTCCTGCGCCCCAGTCGAATTTATATCGCAGGCGGGTGGTGTCTTCTTCCCACACGCGCTCAATTTCCTCACGCCAACCGGGCTGAAGTTCTTCGTCGAGATCAAGGCTAACACAGATGTCTATGTCTTTTGGGATCAGGGCCAATGCGGCATTACGCGCATCGTCAAAGCGCCAAGGTGTTATGCATATGGGTGACACTTTTGCGCCATGCTTCTTGGCAAGCTTGACGGTATTGTCAGTCGATCCTGTGTCTGCAATCAGGATTAAATCTGCATCATTGGCTGAATTGCAGAACCTTTCGACGAACATCTCCTCATTTTTGGAGATGGCATAAACGCATATTTTCATTGGATATGTAGCCTATAGAATAATGATCGCCCCGTTTATAGAGGCGATCCATGGCATTATCAATCCTGCGGTTGCTGTTTATGCCGTGTAACTCCCTGATGAATTAAACTGTAGAATGGTGTTTGAGCCGCTGGTCGTGACGGTAGGCGACCCTGTTGTGACGCCACTGTATTTGGCTGTTGGCACAGAAATAATAACCACTCCGGAGCCACCTGCTGAACCAACGTAACTTCCTGCGCTGCCGCCACCGCCACCGCCACCGCCAGTGTTGGCTGTGCCATTAGTAGGGGTTATAGAATTAGTACCTCCGGCACCACCACCTCCAGTACCAGCAACACCGCTAGTGGTGTTGTAAATTGTACCACCGCCGCCACCGCCAGCGCGGGTTACTGATGTGCCAGTGATTGATGACGCTGTCCCGTTACCGCCTGCACCGGGGGTAGTAGCGCTAACTGATGCCGTACCAACGGCACTCGCGCCACCGCCTCCGCCGCCGATATAAACTTCAGTGGACGCACCGCCAGTGTTACCTTGTCCAGATGTTCCCGCGCCACCAGCCAAAGAATTGCTACCGCCGCCGCCAGAACCGCCGGAAAAACCCGTATTTTGGTACGCCCCAGCGCCACCGCCGACTGCGGTAGTAAAACCTGTTACGGATGAATTGTTACCGTTAGCACCTTGAGCGAAGCCTCCGGGAGCCGTAGCGCCAGCGCCTACCGTCACGGTGTATACTGAACCAACAGAAAAGGACTGGCTGGAAAGCGCGAGGTATCCACCTGCGCCGCCACCGCCACCGCCGGTACTGCCGCCACTGCCGCCCCCAGCGATAATTAACAAATCAACGAGTATAGGCGGCGCTGGCCAAAGGCCCAGTTTCTTCCAGTACGCAGCCTCCGCAAGTGTCCACACCCCCGGAGCCGCAGATGTGGTCGGGGTTACTGGTGTTTTGCGGATAAGCCCTCCGGGCCACCTATTGGCCATTTGAACCCTCTATCCAAGACAGGGTGTCTTCGTCCCAAGCGTATGACTTACCATCGTCTGGGCGTGGCACAGGCGCGTCCCACAAACAGGTATCTTCGTTAAGTAACCACGACGGAAAGGGTGATGGTGGTATGAACGCATCGCGCTCTGCGTCGTAGGTGAAACCGATACCCGCATAGTTCTTACGGAGCGGACGCCCTTCTGGATGTTGGCCACCGCGTGTATTGTATGATGTCTGCACCCAGAGTGAGGGATCACCAAACAAGCCCGTGTCGATAACGTCCTGCTCAATGACCAGAACCTCTGTAACAATGCCGTCAATAACTTTTGCAAAATGGCTCACGCTGTGTAACTCCCTGATGAATTGAATTGCATAATTGTGTTTAAGCCACTGGTCGTGACCGTAGGAGAACCCGTGGTTACACCCGTGTAGAGCGCAGTCGGCACGGAAATAATGACCACGCCGGAGCCGCCTGCGCCGCCAAAGCGAAGTGTTCCGCCACCTGTGCCGCAGCCACCTCCGCCCCCACCTGTGTTAGCTGTACCCGCAGAGCCACTAGCATCCGCGCCACCATTACCACCGCCCCCTGTACCGCCAGTGCCACCCGCGCCAGATGTGCGCTTGCCGCCACCGCCGCCGCCAGCGCGTGTGACTGAGGTGCCTGTGATGGAGGACGCCGAACCAGCACCACCATTACCACCGCCAGCACCACCGTTAACACCAACTGCGCTGGCACCACCCCCGCCGCCGCCGACCTGTAAATTAGCATCGACGCTACTATTAACGCCGCCGCCGCCAGCAAACCCCTGCCCCGCAGTACCGGCAGCGCCTGACGTTGTGCCTGAAGCAAATGTACCGTAGCCGCCGCCGCCAGAGCCACCAGTACTAGCTGTACCAACGCCACTACCACCACCGCCACCTGTGGCAGTTTGGCTAAGGGCTGAAGAGTTACTACCGTTATTCCCATTAGCTGGACTGCCCGGAGCAGCGCCACCAGCACCAACAGTAACCGTGTATGTCGTACCTCCAGTTAATGTCGAAGTGCCACTGAGGTAGCCGCCAGCGCCGCCGCCGCCGGTACCGGTGTTAGTATCAGCAGAGCCGCCTGAACCACCGCCTGCAACAATCAGGTAGCTGGCAGTCCGGGGTGTACTGATGAATTGCGCCCACTCGTTTTGGCTCCAGACGCCAGACAGCCCCGTCAGCGCGTTAGCTGTAACAATGCCGCGAGGATAACGCCTAAACATCCAACGTCCTTACGAAATGACTTCATAGGATACGCTGTAAGTTATACCGCTGGCAGTTCCGGATGTCACCGAAATAGATGTGCCTTCCATCAGGTAGAGTGCCGTTGTCTTATCGACTATAATCAGCGAAGCGTCAGCCGGTACTGAGATGGTCGATGCAATCGGATAGGCCGTACCGCCCGAAGGAGCCGAACCCTGAGCCACCGCGCCATTGGTATAGATCGACACGGTTGTGTCCACCGCGCTTGTGCCATTCACGTTTGCCGCGACGATCTGGTTGATACGAAACACCTGCCCCGATGAAGCGGCATTAGGCAAAAGCACAACAGCGGTCGTGCCAGACGGCGTGAGATAAGTTGTGTTGCCGGTGAGCGTAGTCAGCGCGGCTATATTCGGGTTAGCCATTATTTACTCCTAGAAACCAAGGATCATTGAAATTGCGGTTACTTGACCCTGCGTCAAGCCAGAAGCCGCTGGCGCTGAGGAAACCCAGCCAGTTCCGTCACTTGTCAGGACGTTGCCTGAAGTGCCGGGTGAAGTTAGCCCTGTGCCACCGTTGGTTGCGGGCAGTGTGCCTGAAGCCGTCGATACGCTTACCGGAGGGATGATACTTGAGAGGGTTGTCATGCGGTGTAGCTCCCCGACGAGGTAAATTTAAGGATGGTGTTTGATCCGCTGGTCGTGACCGTAGGCGAACCTGTCGTTATGCCGCTGTAGCTGGCAGTGGGGATTGTGAGGATAACAACGCCTGAGCCGCCAGTGCCGTAAGCGCCACCGCCA